CAAAGTCAAAAAGACCAACATGATGTTGTTCGGCCCAGGCCGCTATCAAGGGACTGGCTTGATTTAATGTTTGTGTTGCAAAATCAAAATACACATGCATGTTATTACTTAGCCAACAAAAAACCCGCCGAAGCGGGTTTTGTTTCAGTTTTTCCAATATTACTATTGGAAAGTTTAATCACTGAAAGCTGAGGTTCGAAACGGCAATTTCAGCCAGGTAGTCACCAGCATTGCCCAGAGACGATGCTGTGTTGGTCAACTCAACATATCCGTAACGAGTCATAAAGCCTACGACTGGTTCGAATGTGTTAGGATCTAGTACAACGCCAGAACTCATCAATGGAACATATGGGCAGTAGAATGCTGCGGCATCTGCTTCTGATGAACCTTTGTAACCAACTAGAACATTGGTTGAATCGCTTGCATAGCTATCAACATAGATACGCATTGCGCCGTTTAGTGTACCAACAAACTTGGTGTTTGTAGGAGCTTCGAAAGTACCTTCTGTAGTACGTGCAAAAGCTGATGTAGTAGCTGACTGAAGAACAGTCAATGCTGCTGAGCTTACGACGGCCCAGTTAGCAGCGCCACGACGTGTGCGTTGTGCAATCAAGTTGGCTGCACGGTTGATAAGAACTGCCAATGCGGCATGCTCGTCACCAACGAATGTAGCTGTACCACTTACAGTAGCTTGGTTGTATGTGTACTCAGTAGCGGCTAGAGCACGTAGTGAGCCAAGAATTTCTTGGTCAATTTCAACGGTGATCTCTTGTGCTAGAGCAGCCATAATTTCTGCTTCAACATCTAGACCATGCATTGCTTGTGCGTCTTGAGCTGCTTCAAATGTCCAACGTGCTGACAACTTGCGAGTTTTAGCTTCGACAACTTGTTTCAAGATTTGAACATTGATACGGTTTCCAGGTACACCTTCAAGTGTAGCAGTAGTTGAAGGATAGCCATTTGTACCACCCGAATATGCAGTAGCAATACGGAATGGGCTTAGTGCTTCGTCTCCACTTGTTGCGCCAGTTGCGCCGCTTGATCCAACAACGTTGTCAGCATAGCGAACACGTAGTGTGTGAATCTGAGCGACAGGACCTGTCATAGGCTGAACACCAACGATTTCGTTAGCGATAACTGTAGGCATAACTCGACGGATAACAGGTAGAATAACACGGTTAAGTGTAGCTACGTTACCAGCTTGTGTTGCGCCTGCTGTTGCATTTTCAGCCAAGTGCTTGCGAGTGTTCTCTAGGATCACACCCATTGTGGTTCTCTTAGAACCTTGTAAACCTTCTAACAGGGCTTCTTTGGTCTCGCCCCAACGGTTCTCTAATAGTGCTTGTGTCATTTCTTTTTTCCTTTAAGGGTTAGTTACTTATTTTAGCCCTGCTAAACGCTTCAGTTCGATTACGTTAGTTTCGGCTTCTGTTACTGCTGCGTTTTTCTTAGCAGATTTATCTCCGGTTACTTCTGAAATAGATTCTGTCAGTGTAGCCTTGTTAGACTGCTTGACAGCACCGTTATTCAAAACAGCTGGAAGATACTTTTCAAATGCAAACTGTAACTTTTCGGTCTGCACTGACTCGAGTAGTTCGCTCATTACCGCGGCCTTCTCTTTGTTTAAAGGTTTTAGCAATGCGCTCATTGTGTTTTTGCGCTCTGCAGATTCCTTAATAATACGGATTTCTCTCTCCTTGCTTTCAACTACAACGTTCTTTTGCTCAACAACAGCAATAGCTCTTTTCAGCTTTTGATTTTGTTCTGCAATCATGCCACGTAGTTTAGCGATTTCTTTGTTCTCATTTAAGTGAGTAACAGCAAATTCACTAGCAAAGGCTTCAAACAACTTACGTCCAAACATGTTCTCGCGAGCCATGTGGATATCTTCTTTGAGTTGTGTTAACTCTGACTCTAGTTTTTGTGCAACTGATTCTTTAACAAGAGCAGCACTACGAGCAACGAATTGCTGTTGTAGCTCACCAAGTTTTTGCTTGGCACCAGCAACCAGTCGAACTTTAGTTTCAACCACTGCCTTCTTGTCTTGTTCAAACTCTTGAATCTCTTCAGCAAGAGCGCGGATGACAAACTTTTCTAGTTTACCTAGACTGTTTTCGTACATCTTACGATCTGTGCGTAGTTCTTTGATTTCTTCTGCTAGCTTGCTAACTAGGAAACCATTGAATTTGTTTGCGCTTTCAGTCATGTGCATTTTGAATTTCACACGATCTTCAGCAAGAGCTTGTTTCTCAACTGCAAATTCTTGTAGTTCTGCAGATAGAGATTCAGTTACCATTTTGTCTAGAGCTTCAACCATTACATTTTTGTCATGCTGGTAGCGTTGAGCGAATTCTTCACGAAGCTCAGCACGTACTTGTTCACGTGCTTCAGATAGCTTGGCTTCCCATGCTTCACTGATTGCTTGGCGGGTTGACTCGTTCATGATGCCACTGTCTAACAATGGTTTGATAGCATCTAACATTAGATTTCTCCCTTTAGTTTTAAGTCTTTGATCAGGCCCACCATTGCCTGCTGTAGGTGCTTTTGCACTCGTTGATCGGTGGTTGCATCGCGAGCCATCTCAAATATCTGAGAACCCCCACGCATGTTCATCAAGCCTTCATAGATGGCTTTTGGGTAGGCATGTGGAGCACTGGGTTGTGCCACAATGTCTACTGTAATAATTTCAAAGTCACTGACGTGGCCGTTGCTTTCGTTAACATTACCACTACCGCGGCTGCTAACGCCAAGTTTCACACCAGACGTAATCATTGCTTCGACCAGTTTACCCATTGGAGTTGGTAAAATTTTGAGTTTACCAAAGCCGGCCGGGCCATCCATCCACATGTTTTCAATCATATGGCTAACACGATCCAAGTTAATCTTTAGATCGTCGGGATGGTCAACTTCGCCTAACACTGAGTTACCATTCTTGACTTGTTCATTAATAGTGTAAACGGCCTTCTCAATTTCGTGAACGGGATACACACGTTGGTTAGCGTTCTTCACGCCTCCCTCAATGAATATCCCCTTCATATATAGATTCTTACCATCGGGCGCAGATTCAACAACCATCTGCGCTCGGTCGAAAGTAAGATTCTCTTTAAGGTACAAAGCCATTATTTTACCTATTACTTAATGTGCTTAAGAATGCTTTTGTCTTGCACAGGGACTGAACCGTCTGTTGTGCTGCCTTCAGGCTTCTTGGCACTTGCTTTTGTGTTGTACCAGTCCTGTGCGCCTTTGTTGCCGCCAGGTTGGTTTACATTACGCTCAGCACCTTTTAGTGTGCCTTGACCTTTTGTATACTCGTTACTTGGGCCTTTGTATTGTTTGTTGTCTGGGTTCTGCTCGCTACCACCTTTGGTCATGTTAGCGTTTGTGCCACCCATGTCGTTCTTGTGTTGATCTAGGCTTCTTTTGTTAACAGCAACGCTGCCACCTTTGCCAACTTCACCACCGCCTTCGCTGTGGTTAGCAGGCATTGAAACTTTTTCTACGTATTCACGCATCAAGTCAATTTCGCTTTTACGATAGTTACGTGACTCTTCCATTGACTCTTCTTCGTCATCTTCTTCGTCATCTTCTTCTTTTTTAGACTCAGTGACTTCTTCCTCGTCGTCTTCGTCTTCGTCTTTGGCTTCCATCATGTCGTCTTCGTCGCCCATGCCTTCTTCGTCTTTGCCGCCAAAGTCTGGATCGTCTTTACCATCGTGATGTTCTGGTTCATGTTCTTCGTCGCCCATCAACTGTGCAAATTCAGCTTTGAGAGCTTCAAGTTCAGACTCTAGGTCCATGACTTTGTCTTCAATGCTGTGCTCACCGCCCATGTCGTCCGTGCCACCCATGTGCTCACCGCCCATGTCGTCATCGCCCATGCCCAATGGCTCATCGCCGTGGTCCATGTCAAATTCTTCGTCTTCGGGTAGACCTGATTCGTCTTGTTGGATTTCGTCCATCATGCCGTCAACTTGGTTGCCACCCATATGGTGATGTCCACCCATGTTTTCGTCATACATTTCTTCATCCATAAGACTTTCATAAATGTCGCGACTCTTCTCAACGACAATCTCGTGGAATAAAGCGCGGGCTTTACCTTCTTCATCGTTGATGATGTGTTCAATTAGCTTTTCATATTTGTTCATAGGAACTCCTTAAAAATAATAGCTTTGTAAACTATTTACAAAACTACGTATATTTCTGCTTTAAATGGGGGTTTTTTGAGTCGTTTTACAAAGATATTACATGCCTGGCATTGCGCCGGCCTCAGCTGCAGGTGCTTTGTACTGATCCTGCAGGCTTTTTACTTCATCTTCTTTTTCAAATTTACGTATGTCGTTGCTCATTCTTAGCTTGTTGATGTGCCCAAGAGTAAGTCTAGTTTTACGTAGATCTTTCAATTTCATCACGGAATTATCATCTTTTTCACTATGATAACCCTCAGGCATTTGGTCGTAAAGTTCTGTTATGTACATAGTGTTATTTAACCAAATTGCCTAATTATAGTGATGGCGCCGCAGGTGCGGCTGTGCCCATTGCTTGGCCTGTAGGAGCACCGCCCGGACCGCCTCCAGCTGCACCCACATCTGCTTCGCCGCTGCCTTCTGCACCAGGGGGTGGAGCAACGTTTTCCAAATCGCCAGCAATGCCGCCGGGAGTGATACCAACATTACGCAGGCTTGCAGGCTCTGCCGTGGTATCTTCGGTTTTGCCTTGTTCTTCTTTCCACATCATTTCGTTCTCTTTGAGCTCCATTTCGCTCATGCCCAGATAGCGTGTCATTAAGAAACGCTTGCTCATATACGGATACTGTTCCAACTGTGTGAATGTGGCAATACGGGCAGCATCAATTTCTGCTTGACGATACTGTGCAAAGTTCTGTGGTTCTGTAAACTCAATATCAAACAGTTGACTGTCGATGTTGATGCCACGCCAACGCATAAACAGTTTGAATTCGCTGTTTAGCTTGGTAATAATCATGCGCTGTAGACGCTTGCAATACTGGTTAAAACGCCATTCTTGTATGAGTGCTGTGCCTACTTTGCCGTCACTCATTACTTGTGTGCCATCATCAACACCGGTAGGCAAGTAGCTGGCAGGGATACGCAGACCACGGAATAATTTGTTGGTAAAGAACTTCAAATCCGTGATTTCGCCTAAGTTTTGTCCGCCTGCCAGTGTCTCTACGCTACTGCCGCGGCCGTCGGCTGTTACAGGGAAAAAGTAGTCTTCGTTGGTTGACAAGGGATTATAAGTGGCATCCATCATGTTGTTGCCACCACCAGTTTGTGTGGGAATACGGCGTTGCCATACTTCGTTTTTGACACGTTCCACAAAGGCCATGGCCATGTGTGTGGGCATGTTGCCAGTGTCAATTTTGAAGATTCTGCGCTCAGGAGCACGTTGCACACGATAGATAATGATAGCGTCTTCTAGCAGTTCTTTCTGTTTAAACACCTTAAAAACATTCTCTAATACACTGTTACCAAACGGCCAATACACATCCAGGCCCTCTGTCAAGCTCATGTGCACCACGTGTTCAGCATTGATTACCGCTTCGTTTTGTGCATGACTAAATCTGCTGCCACCTGTATAGGGTGTGCTGGGCTGTACATAACTGCCCGATGGTCCACCTGTTTGTGGGTGTGCTATATAAGTGTCTGTGGCAGCAACTGCGGTCACAGTTAAGTTTTGAAAATTGGGGTTGATGTCTTTGACAATGTACTGCTCGGGCTTTTTGCCTTCAGCTTCGTTAACAATAACTTTGGTAACTTTGACCATGTCAGTCCAAAACATCTTGAATGTTTCCGGATCACGGATAAACACTTGGTCACCGTATTTGAGTGTATTACGCACTATCTTGAATATACGTTCGTTAAACTCGTTTAGTTTGACCCACTGTTGCAGTTGCTCTTTGATGATCTTAACTTCGTTGTCAGTAGGAGTGTCGTGAAATTTAATATCAAATGCTGTGTTGTTCTCATCGTTGCGCTGTGTCATAAACTCAGCCAAGATATCTAGTGCGGCATTGACTTCTGCGTCCATGTCCATTTGTTCGTACTGATTGTAACGTTCTGTACGATTTGGATGCCCAATGTACACTTCTGGCAAGTTACTTTGATAGTTTCTATAACCAGGGTCAGGTAGGCGTCCGCCGCCTAATGGGCTTACGTTACTTGGTAAGTTTGTGCCTTTAAAATATTTTTTCCAACCAGCCATTATATATTCCTCTGTAGCTTATTTACCGCAACACACAGTTGCATTAAGAATAGCTATTGGTCAACATACGATTGCTGATGTCCACCGATTCAGTTAACTTGGCAATCATTTCATCAGCTTTGGTAACCTGTGTGGCCAACAAATCTGTTAGTTTTCTTACAGAATCGTCACTCAAGCTGGGTGTAGCTTCTCTAGACTTGGCTGCCAATGTTTGTTTGATTGTGCTGTTTATGTAGTCTTTGGTATCCTGTTGCTGTGCTGTGGCAGTGACGGGACCATTATCCATTACCAATCCTGTGGGCACTGTGGCGCCGCGTCTGTTTTCTCTGGCCACACTAGATGCTTCTTGTTTTGGATTCATGTAATCATTCAGCATTGTACCAATGCTGGCGCCCACTGCCATGCCCAAAGGACCGCCTATCATGCCAAGAGCTGTGCCTACCATGGCGCCGGTATTTGTATTGGTAGTTGACCCACTGTCTTTGTTCTTGCTGATGTTTTCTATACCAGTCAACATTTTATCAAAGTTGACTTGCAGTGTTTTATCCATGCTTTCTTGATTGAGTTTGGCAGTGGCTTGCGAATCAGCTAAAAATTTATCAAAGCCTGATTGCAATTCTTTGGGTATGGCTTCTATGACTTTCTGGTCTGCAGTCTGAGCCAACTGCACAGGAATGCTTCTACCATTGGGCAAAGGAACCACTGCTTCTGTGCCGTGCAAGTTTGCATCAAAGCCTGTTGTTGGGCCACTGGCAATACCACCATCAGCAAATGCTGGTTTGCCTTGTGCTATTTTTGCTCCGCCTTCGATCATATTACCAACACCTGAAGTTGCCATGCTGCCATTGAAGGTAGTTAGACCAGCACTTAATAAGGCTGCACCAGGAATAGCACCAATACCAGTAGCCACCATTGCACCACCTGCAATGCTCATAAGGCCACCTGCAATCATACCCCATTTACCAATTGTACCAACATCCGAGCCAATTTTTTCAACTTCGGCAGCCGCTGGAGAGGCTTTGGCAGCAGCATCTGCTGTTTGGCTAGCTAGAGTAGCTAACTTGTCCATAGTGGCTGACACACCGGCTAGGCCACGTGCAAACCCAATCAATTGGTCTCCAACTGTGTGTTCGAGCAACACTGTTTGTCGGTTTAACTCGGCATCGAGTGCGTTGATGGTGTTAGTAAGGGGATCTTTTGTATGTGCTAGATCCTCAGCAAGTTTTCTAGTTTCTGCAATACTGGTATTCTCCATCTTAATACCAATTTCTGTAAACTTCGATATAATACCAGTAGTACTAGACAACATGGCATCACCTGTCATTCTGGCTGCAAATGCTACTTGTTCAAATCCAGCTGAACTCTTTGCAACAGCTTCCCCGGCTGTCTTTTGGATTCCCAGTGCAAGGTCAGTGGCCTGACTTGCAGTGACAGAAGAATTGTTAACCAAGTCAGTTGATGCTTTCAAATAAGTTTCGATTGCTGGTTGATTGGCCATTGCAACATTGGTTGCCACATCTGTTATGGCTTTGCCTCCACTGGCTACACTTTGCAAGAAACCTGTTTTGAGTTCTTCGGGCACAGTCGCAAACACTTTTTCAAATCTTCTCAGTCCCTCACCAGTTGGGTCTGTTCTCAGCAGCTGAGTTCTGATATCAGCAGCCAAGGATTCTTTGCGAGCTTGTTCTAATTTTTTCTTGGCATCTTCGCCGGTGATCTCTTGAATTACTTTAAGGTCTTTGCCGTACTCTACTGTGAGTCTAGCAACATCAGCATCGCTTTTGCCGCGCAGTTGTCCAGACGCTTGCAAGCTGGCTGCTGTTTCTGCTGCCAGGCCTGCTTGATCTTTGATGCTAATTCCTAGATTCTGTAGTTCTGTACCCAGTTGTCCTTCTCGCAATACCTTGCTGACTCCGCCTATGCGTTTGACAGCATCAGTCATATTCAAGCCCATTGACGACAAGCTGGCAGTGTTCTTAGTGACCAGGTCTGAAAAATCTTGTAGAGTCAGTCCGGCGCGATTGGCTTCTCGACGCATTTCGCCCATGCCACCTGCAAACAGGGCGCCAGCACCTGTGGCCTCTTGGAATGTTTTTCTTGTTTTAACTAACTCAGCACCCAGTATCTCTGCCCGTTTGGCTTCTAGTTCAGCAGCACGTTCGCCAACTTTACCAAGCAATGGACCCAGCAGAGACATTGCAGCACCAAGCCATTTAAATGGGCCTTTGACCAACAGCATCACAATGCCGCCAAGGTCTCCAACGGCATTGCCTGTCAGCTTGCTGGTTTCACCTGCGGCTTTGACTGATGCAATATACATTTGTGTGGCTGTCTGTATACCATCGGCGCCACCAAGCAGGCCCTTAGCATAGTCAATACTGGCATCAACCATTTGGTTGGCAACTCGGATCATACCCATACCAAAGTTGGCTGCTACCGAAGTGGCATTCTTAATGGCTGTACCGTATTTTAATTTTTTCTTTGTGTTCTCAAGTTCAGCGGCAGCGGCGTCTTCGCCAGTTTCTTTGAGATGTTTAATTTCTTCGTCAAGATCTTCCAGTGTCTTGGACACGTCAATCATGGGCTGATTTTGCCCGTCTAAGATACTTTTCCATGTATCCAAACTCTTGGCACTATCTAAGATTTGTTTGGTGTAGTCTTCAACTGATTTTTTAAACCTGGCCGACTCCTCAGGACTGCTACTGCCCCTTCTAGCATTGTTGCTAAGACCTCCACCGGAGACGTCACCTCTTGCAGCGGCGGCGAATTGTTTGAAGAACTCATCCGCGTCCATGTCCATTATCTTAGCCATTAAAAAATCTCCGTATTTCGTGCCTATAAATACAAATAAGCACTTATATTTATGGAGTTTCAAAACATGGATCCAAACCTATCCGCAACACCAGCGCCAATCAATCCCTTAAACAAGTATTTTAGGCAACCAGCAGTTTTCATCAAACTGCCATCCGACGGTGAATACTGGCCCGACGGCAGCCTGAGTATGCCAGTGACCAACGAAATCCCTGTGTACCCCATGACCACACGCGATGAAATCACCCTGAAAACACCCGACGCACTCATGAACGGATCCGGAGTGGTTGATGTTGTACACAGTTGCTGTCCATCCATACACAATGCCTGGCACATGCCCAGCATTGATGTCGACACAGTGTTGATTGCCATCAGGATCGCCAGCTACGGAAACAACATGGATTTTGATACCACCTGCCCGCAATGCCAGGAAGAAAACAGCTACGATCACGATCTACGCCAAAGTCTGTCTGAGATACAGAAACCCGACTACTCGGAGTTGATTGATTTGTCAGAACACGAATTGCACATCAAGTTGCGTCCCCAGACTTTTATGGACAGCAACAAGATCAGCAAGGTTGGCATTGAAGAACAAAAGATGTTGCAGGCCCTAGAAGATCCTGGCGCAGACCCAGCTGTACGCAGTGCTAAGATACAGACCAGCATGCGTAATCTAGTTGAAATTGCACTGAATGGGTTGACAGCCAGCACAGAGTACATTGTGACCAGCGATGGACAGCGTGTGACCGATCCTGCACATATCTTGGAATTCTATCAGAATACAGATTCTGCAGTGGTCAAGATTGTGCAGGATCGAGTAGCAGAGATCAACAAGCAAGCAAACATAGCACCACTCAAAGTGACCTGTGGACATTGCAACGGCTCGTACCAAGTACCTATCGAGTTCAATTACACAAGTTTTTTCGGCAAAGGCTCTTGACCCTACAACTGCCAGAGTTTATCCAATACATTGATCAACTCGAAGCAGAGGCAAGAGCCCTTAAAACAGAAGGACTTAGAATCAGTTGGTACATGCGTGGTGGTGTCAGCTATGATGATGCCATGGCTCTATCTCCCAATGAACGCAAAGACATTGCCACAATCATTGAAGCCAATATGGAAACAACTAAGAAAACAGGTATGCCTTTTTTCTAAATTTCGTTATCTATTTAAGATCTCTGTGAGATCTATTGATTCGCTAGTCGCTCATCAATATGTTTTTTACGCTTCAGCGGATACAGTTTCATCCAGATTCCTCAGTCACACTTTGCCCGCACAGGGCAAAGATTACTTCATCCGAGTTCGGAACAGTCACTAGTATTACAACATTACAGAGGCGGTTGTCCGGTACCTCGAGTTGCGTTCTTATCTACAACGGCGGATCAACACATACATACTAGCGTACTGTTGACCGTGTGCAATCGCTTGCACGTCTTTTCAGCCTATTCATTTAAGGATTTTTTACACTCTTGATAAAAAATCCGCCTTAAATTTTAAAACAGCAAAACCACGGCATTTGTGATCATCGTCCCACCTTAGGGATAGTTGCTGAGTGCTCTCGGGCTCAGAGAGTCTACTGTCCGGGCGTAGTTAAACCCCTTGTCATAGGCACACGAATTTGACCTGTGCTAGTCGTAAAAGCCTAAACTAATTTACGGCGTTGTGCTTCGGCGACAAACATAACAACTGTTGCTTTATCCGACCAATTCAGTACACACCATTTGATGTAACTGTCTGGTAGTTCGGACAAATAACGACCTTTATATTTTCCCCAAGGCATTTTGGTAAATTGGTATTCATTTTTGCTATTTGCAACTGGTGCCATAATTAAAACTTCCCCTTGATATGTGAGCCATGGACACGGACCGAGATCTGTCCGTTATAGTACGCATCTGATTCTAAGACTTGGTGTCGGAATTGTTCTCTCGCTTCGATGTATGAGCATTGTGCTTTTGAATTGCAGTAAAATAGTATTTCTCTTGTAAATTTGTCGGGACCTAGTGTCTGTACGTCTTTGTTTAGTTCTTCGTTTGAGCCATAATATGTCAACCAGTCGCTGTCTATTTTGCTTCTGATCTTCTTTTTCTTTCGAGTACCGTTTTTGAGTTTTACTGTTTTTACTGTGGTTTTTGAAAATTTGGCAAGTTTCTTGCCAATATACTTACGTCCTGTCACGGTATTTGTTATCAAGTACACAAAACCCACACAATCTTCGGGTAGAGTTTCAATTTGTTGATTTTCAAATAACCATGTCATGTAACATAATTATGACATCCTTGACCACAGTAAAAATTATGTTATTTCCACATCTGTGTTGTAGGTTGTAAATCCGTGTTCTTTGATTACATTCAGCACGTTGTTGACCCTGCCGGCCAGCTCGTCCTTGTGACTCACCAGCCAAACACTTCGGTTACCTTCACGTGCCATTTTCTTTAATATTGCTAGACTGTTTTCTACGCCTGAACTGTCCATACCTGTATCAATAACTTCATCAATAAACAACAGATTGATGGGCTGATATAGACTTTCCCAAACATCACGGAAGGCCCACGACAAACTCAGTATAAGTCTGTTGCGTTCGCCCCTGCTGAGATTGTCAAAGTCCAGCTCACGTCCCAGTTCTTCGATGCTGACAGTCAAATCATTTAAGAATTTCACAGTGTGTGGCAAGCCAATACGATCCAAGTACTGACTCAGTCGCGAATTCAAATAGCTGAGATTCTGATCAATGATGCGTTTACGTATAAACGAGTCTTTGTTGGTCAGCAATTTCAGCAGGAAGTCCTGATGCTCTTTGACACGCACTAGGTCGTTCATCACATCATAGTTGATTTCTTCTAGCGCCTGTTCACGCATGTCGGCAATTTGATCAGTGTAGGGATCTGTTTCTGCTTGTTTGCCTGCCAGCTGTGTCAGCACACTGGCCAGACTGCTACGATGTTCAAATGCATCGCTTTCACGATCATAAAAAGTTTTAGGGGCAGCGCCTGCTGTGCCCAGCTCGTCCAGTGCTTGTTCAAATGCTGAGATCTGTTCTACAAGATCAGTGACAGCATTGGCAACTGTGACCAGCTCTGCGTGTTTGGCTGCCAACTGTGTTTCATGTGCTGAATCATGTAGATCCTGTCCGCACGAATGACACCGGTGATCTTCTAAGGCTGCAATATCTCGTGTTAATTTTTCCACAGACCGTTGTTCACGTGCAAGATCTGTTCGAGCTCTTGCTAACACCTTTTCAATGTCTGCACGGTCTTTCAACAGTTGACTGTGTGCCGACAACTGCTGATGTGCAATTAGTTCTGCTTCAATATCCAGTTTGGCCAGCTCATCATATGCGGCTTGTAGTGCGGCAACGTCTTCGGCATGTTTGGTTTGCCACAGAGTTTGCCTGCGAATCAAGTTTGCAATTTGTTCTTGTATGCGAGCATTGGCATCGCCCACTGCTTTGATACGATATTCTTCTGCGGTGATAGCATCTTTGGTGACCTTGGCCTGCTCTTTTAAAGCATCAGCTTTGTCACTCAGCATGGTAATGCCCAACAACTGCTCAATAATAGCACGTTGATCATTGGCTTTCAAACTTAAGAATGGTTCTGTGTAGGTGTTGAGTGCCACAATGTGTTTGAACATTTCGTGACTCATGCCCAACATGCGTTCTATGGCTGCTTGCGTTTCTCTACTATCTCCTTGACTTTCGTCGGAGATCTCTTGTTCTTTGTCGCCGATGTAAAATGCCATTGTATTGGGCTTGCGACCTCTTTCAATTTTATACTCAATTCCGTCTTTCTCAAATTCAATAGTGACCAACATGCCTTTGCCGTTGGTTTTGTTGATAAGGTTATCTTTTTTGATGTTGGTCAATGCTGTGCCGTACAGTGCATAACTCAAGGCATTGATGATTGTGGTCTTGCCGGTGCCGTTACGTGCGCCGGTGTCGTCCCCGCCTAGGTCTAAGTTTTGTCCCAGAACCAGGGTAAGGTCGCGTCGGTTAAACTGCACCGCTTGTGTGGCATTTCCCACGCTCATGAAATTCTTAACTGACAGTGTTTTAACTTTGAACATTAATGTATCTTATAGGGTTTTGTTCGTTTTTGGTGTATCTTTTATACACAGATTCTAAATCGTCTTTGACCAACGCATCGTTGGTTACTATCAACACAAAGAAGTTTGGGATATCATAGTAAACCAAGATTTCTTGTAACTTTTCAATAATATCACAGGGCTCGCCTTCATAAGTTCTTTGCAGTGGTTGAAAGTAATAGAATACAATTCTGTAGTTGTTGGCGAACTCAGGTTCTTTAACACCCGCCAACGCTGATAGTAACACAGACGAGTGCTGTTGGTCAAACTCAGTCAAGTCAAAATAATGTTTGACTGTGTATGTGCCGGCCAACAGATCTTGTACTTGACTCAGCATTACAAGTTCTGATAGATGTTCAACAGCATTTTGCTGTCGTATTGCTTGCTGTCAATGTTGGTCAGTTGATTGGTTACAATAGTATCAACACTTTCAAACATGATGTTACCTTGTACATCGTAGGAAATTTCTTCTCCCACAAACTTCTGTGGGATCAGTGTGATTTCTCTCAGCTGGTAAGTGTTTATAAACGTTTCTTTGATAAACGTGGCTTCTTCGTAGCTGATGTCCACATCTAAGTTAACACGCACATGCATGTTTGGCAACAAGAGTTCGTCAGTACGTGCCAGTATGTCACTGAGTGCATGCACACGATAGCGCGGTTGATCGGGCCATGCATGATATTCAGGCTCCTG